GTGCTTACTGATACCAAATTAAAAAACCTCAAACCGCAGGACAAACTGTATAAGGTTTCAGATCGTGACGGGCTGTATGTTGCGGTGCTTACTTCCGGCTCCGTCTCGTTCAGGTACGACTACCGCATTAACGGACGACGGGAAACGCTGGTCATTGGTCAGTATGGTTGTGACGGTATCAGTCTGGCGGAAGCGCGTGAAGAACTCATTGCTGCAAAGAAGCTGCTAAAGGCAGGCCACTCGCCAGCTGCGGCTAAACGTGACGGTATCAAAAAGATACACGGTGCTGAGACATTCGCGGTACATACCGACAGCTATATGAAGCACGTCATTCTGGCTGACAGTACCCGGGCAATGAAACAGGCCGTTATCAAGCGCGATATCATGCCGGTCCTGGGTAACAAGATGATGGCTGAGATAACCACCGGCATGGTTCGTGACCTGTGCGATCGCATTGTCGAACGTGGTGGCCGGGCTACAGCGGTGCAGGTCAGGGAGATAATCAGCAGCGTGTACCGTTATGCGAATGACCGCGGGCACGGCCTGTTTAATCCTGCTGCTGACATCAAGCCTTCATCAATAGCCATGTTTAAGCCGCGCGACCGCACGCTACAACCTGAAGAGATCGGCGTATTCTTCCGCGCTCTGGATCACATCGGGACTATGGCCACGATGAAACTGGCGTTAAAACTGGTGCTGCTCACCCTAGTTCGTAAAAGTGAATTCACTCATGCCACATGGTCAGAGGTTGATTTCAAAAAATGGACGTGGATCATACCGTCAGACCGTATGAAGGGAAGCCGGGCGCACGTTATCTATCTGCCAAAGCAGGCACAGGATCTCATGGTTGGCCTGCAGATGTGCGCTGGTGGAAGTGAATACCTTTTGCCTGGGCGCTACTCAGTGAGCAAACCATTATCCAACGCCGCACTGAACAGGCTTATCAATGTTACTGTCGAATCGGTAAATGATGCTGGTGGGTATCTGGATAACTTCTCTGTGCACGACCTGCGCCGAACAGCCAGCACGCTGTTACATGAGGCAGGGTATCCATCAGACTGGATTGAAAAGGCGCTGGCGCATGAACAGAAGGGAGTGCGAGCGGTATACAACAAAGCGGAGTATGCCAGGCAGCGCGCCTACATGTTGCAGCAGTGGGCGGATATGGTTGATGCCTGGATTAACGGGGAGCACACCGATCTGGTGCCGTTCTCCCCGTCGAAGTTTGAGGTGTGGCAGCAGCAAAAATAAAGCCGCCAGCGGGAGGTATGACAAGAAAAGATAATGTGAAGACCATTTCTGGCCTAAAAGATTCACAATTCGAATGGGATAGACTTGCTGAAAGACGAAATTGCTGACAAAAAAGCCCTTACGGGCTTAGTTTGATTTATGAGGATTGGTGAAATCAGGATTTGAATCTTTTCATGGTCTGTTCCCATAAGAACGCACCAATAACGATAATGTCGCCTATGAGCATTATCGGGTTTGGTTTCAGCCATCCCATCATGATACTTATCAACGAAATGCATGATAACACAACGAAGATGAGGAAAAGTGGTTCGGGTATAAATGACTTTCTTGGTTCCATAGGTATGCCAAACGAAAAGTTTTGACAATCCTAAGTCCCATCGCATCTGCCCGTCAACCCTGATCGCCAATTCATGCAGATGATGAGGAGTAGTCTTGGGCAAGCATAATTATTCTGTCTGCATTAGGAAATCTCAATCGCACAGCCTGGCAGCAGTTCAACCGCCGCACCATCACACTGATTCCCCCAAACATCGAAGCCATGCGTCGACTGGCGGGCAAATAGCTCAATGCGCGGCACATCTCCAAGCAACTGCACCAGTTTTTCGCGGATGATGTCAGGCTTGCGCGAGTTCTCCATGCGAGGTGCGGTGACGTGCTGGCAGATTGAAGCATCCATGCGTGCAGGCAGTTTTCCGCGTACCGCAAACAGGCAATCTTCGCTGTTTGCCCTTGTCATATGTCCCATGCCTATCGCACTGTTCCCCTTGTGCTTATTCGTCTTGTGCCAGGTGAATCCCTTCATGGTCATCAGCTTGAATCCCCACGCCTCGACTACTTTCAATGCCTCAACCGGCTGAGTCGGAACCCACCACATAGCCAGCAGACAATCATCGGCGGAAAGATCCCACACTGGCAGGCGGCAGATATCCAGCACGTTCATTACCGGATATTTGAACCCGGCGCCACGTTCTCCGCCGGCCGCTTTGTCGCGGTATGTCCAGGGAGGATCTGCGTAGATAAGAGTGTATTTACCGGTCATGCCGCCACCTTCTTGCTGTTCATCAGCTCAGCAATGCGCTGAGCTTTTAATGGGTTCTGAATAACCTGTCCGCCAGGAACAAGCCATCCTCGGCGCAGAGTTGAATAAACCAGCGTGATGCTGCCGACTCTGATATGTCGTGCGGGTTAGTCATACACCACCCCGCGACATCCGATCCCTGAATATTCTCCACGGCGCAGACCGTTACCTCTTGATATGCACTGATCACGGCGTATCGCTATTCTGGCGCGCTCCACTTCACCGACCGCTACATCCATACACAGCAACCAGAGTCTGGCCGCGATGCGGTACTGGCCTTTCGATTCACGCTCAACAGCGCGCTTTTCTACCTCCATCGCCGCCGGAGTAACGGCGACAACCTTTGAAGCCTGACGCTGAGACACATAGTTCAGGTGATACTTTTCAAGACGGGTTAATTTGCTCATCGGATCCAGCCTTCTCTGAAAATTACCGCCAGCAGATACAGCCAGGCGGAAACGGCGGTCAGGAATAAATACCATCCTGACCATTTTTCCCAGTGCCTGATCAGCGCTGTCATGCGGCGTTACTTACTGGGCGGTAAACACGCTGATCAACAGGCGGCTTTTTTCCGGTGAACTCTGCCGGGCTGGTGGCCTGACGCTCATCAAGCCAGTTTTCAACCTCTTCAGCATTCCATGCACAACGTTTATCAGTGATCCAGAAGCGCTGAGGGAACTCGCCATTGCGCTCCATGCGGTCAATGGTGCTCATCGATACCGGCACCACTGCCATCAGTTCCTTTTTGCCAAATGCTCTTTTCATCATTACCTCTCTTGCATTTGCGGCGCGCGTGGCGCCGCAGTGGTGTTATTCGAATTCGGGACGCATATCATTAAGCGTTGTCATAAAGCCATGGTGGTATTCGTCACCGAGCTTCTCAGACATAGCGTTGATCTCATCTTCGGCACGCTTAAACATCGCCTTGGCGTCTGCTGCGGATGAATCCAGGCTGTTCAGAATTGCGCTAACGTATTCCCGAGCTTCTTCGCGATCAGAGTCAGAAACTACTGTCAGGCTCTGCTGCTCATCATCAACAACGGAATACTCGCCGGTGATAACTGCAGCGTTGCCCTGGCTAAGTCCTGCCTCCGCACGCTCATCCATCACTACAGCCTTTTGCAGCTCGATAGACACAGGCAGATATTTGAACAGGCGGCGGATCACCGTCTTTTTTGCCATCTCATCGAAGTGGTCAACCCATGGTCCGCTACTTCCTGCTTTGCTCAGGGCGCGAACCTTTTCAACGTCTGCCCGGCTCATTACTTCGAACTGGACACCGCCATCTTTCAGTCGCGCAACTGCGTAAACATGAGTCAGTTCACCGCGGTCACCAGTTTCGCAGGGTGAGTGCTCGAGGGTTTCATCCAGACCGTATGAGTAGCTGAATTTGTCGTTTGCATGGACGGTACGCGCTGAGATGCTCAGGATCTGCCCGGAGCGGCGGGCAAGGTCAATCATCCCGCGGTATCCGATAATCAGCTGTGCTTCTGTCGATACTGTTTCCCAGCGGCCATTAACTTTCTGGCGCTTGTCAAACGGTATCAGGTACGCGTGGCCAAGAGCGCCGCCCGGTTCCAGTCCAAGCTGAGCACATTGCATAATTGCCCCGAGAAAACTTGCTTGGTCACATGCTGCCAGTTTTGGAATCTTTCGGATCTCAGTGGTGGCGATGCGCGCCAGGCGGTCAGCGGTCATGTGTTTTGGAAGAGCCAGCGCCATCTGAGCCTTAATTTTTGGATCTGCGAGAAGTCCTGCCAGTGTGGTTGGTTTCTCGTTATGCTGTGCAACCTGATTTCCTGTCGCTGCTGCCTTAAGTGCGTTGGTAGACATTTTTTCTCCTTACTTCATTCTGAATACGCGTGATGTCGTTGATGTTTTGAATTTTTCGTACAGTTCAGGGTGCTCAACCTGGAATAACTTCTTGTCGAATCGATTGCTTACCTGAGATTTCCATGTGCAGATCGTCTTACCGTCCAGCGTCAGAATTGAGTGCTCCTGCATGTACAACTTCAACTTCTCTTCTGAAACGGCAATTTCTTCGCCCAGCGACTTGTAGCGTGATTTCATGTCGCGGAGGTCGTTGAACAGCGCTAGTGCCTTTCCATCAGCCTCTATGCTGGATCCGGCATCCTTCTCAAACATCAGCGAAATATCGCTTACTGTTGTGGCCTCCGGCGGGTTCAGGTTTATCACCCGGTCCCAGAAGGCGATCTCTTTCTCCAGGATGGCCTGAATGGTTTCCTCATCACGCTCAACGCGATAAATACGGAAATCGTCACCTCCGATCAGGACGCCGAATACGCATACCTGCTTTCCTGTAACCATCAGCCCATGCATGGCCTGCGCCGTGTAATGCACCGGGATTGCATCGGTCTGAACTTCACCCCATTCCTTGGCTTTGAAAGGGCTAACCGTTTTGATCTCGATGTTCTCGCCGGAAGCCGCCTCTGCATCGATCTCTGCTGCGATAAAGCCGTAATCTCGGTGGATGTACCGGTTACCGCGATGAATAATTTCGAGGCCTGTTTCTTCGGAGAGCAGGTCAATTACGTATGGCTCCATACGCTGGCCACGCGTGAAAACTTTCTGCTTAGAAGGGGCTACTGGCTTAATACGCGGTTGGACCTTGTCCAGGTAAACCTCAAGCGGAGTGCGCCACGGGCTAATCCCGAGAATACCGGCGACATCACTGCCGCCGAGGTATTTGGTTCTATCCATGCTGCCGGCGTTATGCATCATGATGCTGTCCTCGCGCTGTCGATTTTGTCAGCCATATCCATCCTGGCGACGATGCCGGTTAGCTCACGCTTGACTGACGACATCAGTTCTTCGAACTCGCAACTTTCTTTTGCCGCTTCCAGAATTTCACGGCGAACGCCAGCACGAAGAAGCGAACGATCGAACGTCTCATCCATGTCTGAGAGGCTGACTGCATCAATCAGCTCAACGTGGCGGTCATACAGTTCAGATGACAGCTGATAGTCATTGCCAAACTGAGTTGCTATTTTTTTCAGGTTATTGAATTGCTGAATATTCACTTGCTCACCCCCATATCCCGTTATCGTTGGCAACTTCGTGCGCAACCTTGTTGGTAAATGCCCATTTCATGCCCTCACCCAGCGTGCGGAACTTCCAGCTCATCAGCCCGCAAGCTGTAACGCAGTACCAACCGTTGATGACTTTCCACTGCATACAAACCTCGCTATTACCATTTTGGTAATACATGAAGATGCAGGAAATCCACGAAGTGGTGGTTTCTGCCTGAGCAATGCGCTCTTGTATTACCTTTTGGGTAATAATCAGATCAAAAAGTGATTGTGTCAATAGGCATGACGAGAAAAAATTACCATTTTGGTAATTGAGTGAGGCGTGAGCTTACCGCCATCGGGCAGGTAAAGCGTCAGAATGGCGGGGGATTACTTGCTTTTGTTCTGCTCAAACACGAAGTTGATGAATGAGGTGATCTTGTTTTTCTCTTCCTGTGGCAGAGCTGCATACATCCGGTGGTCATAGTCGATAACACCCGGAGCACCGACGGGAATAATCATCTCGTATGCTTCATGCCCGAACGCGCGTGCCAGGGAGGAAAGAACGCCGATAGTTGTACTGACTTCCGCTTTCATAATCCGGTTAACTGTGGCCGGGCCAATGCCAGCAGCAACAGCGACTTTCTTTTCGGATGTCATTTCACTGCTCTTTCTCATCCAGGCATTGAGCGTGGCGGCGGCCTGCTTCTCTACAGTCCATTCGCCATCATCAGTGGCCGGAATAAAGATATCAGCCTGTACTGCGTCCAGTTCGTGATCAACATCGAGCCAGAACTTTTCTTTGCGGGCTGCTTCTTCAATGATGCGTGCGGCATTCGGGCCGATATTTTTGATGCCAGTGCACCACCGGTTTACCAGGTTCTGCGAACGCTTCACCCGTTCGGCAAAGCGCAACTGGGTGTCATCGAAATCCCTGCGAATGATTTCGTTAAGGTTTTTGCGTCTTATGTCATAAATACTTTTCATAGCTATTGTATTTATCCATTTAATGTTACCTAACTGACTAAATTTAAATGAATATTACCATAAAGGTAAAGTTACCATAACGGTAATAATCATTGATTTTTTCACCAGAAAGGTAATAATTCAGATATGAATAGACAGGCTGAGATAAGCAAAATATGAGTGACGAAAAAAAATTTGATTTCAAAAAGCACTGGCTGGGACTGTCTCCTGATGAGCGTGAAGCATTTGCAGATGAAGCCGGAACCACCAGTCATTACATCCAGACGCACCTGACCGGGCGCCGCAAGATGCCGGGTAAGCGACTGATGGACGGACTGTTTAAAGCATGTCGTTCCCGCGAGTGGACAAAGTCAAAACCTGAATTAGTGCTCTTCTTCTACGACCGATAATTCCCCTGAATCCATCAATGCCGTCATCCCCTGGCGGCTCCTTCCTGCATAAAACACCTTTCTGGTAATAAAAAACCATATACGGTTGATCTTTTTTCGTCTTAGTGCAAAATTACCAAAGATAAATAACAAAGAGGTAATCCGATGAAGCGAATCACCCAGCGTGAGGCTCTCGATTTGGGCCTTACTCGCTTCTACACCGGGAAGAAATGTATCCACGGTCATGATAGCGAGCGCTACACCCTTAGCGGTGAGTGTGTGCAGTGCAATAACGAACGGGCACGCCGACAGGCAAAGCTTCGTTCCGAAAAAATGAAGGCAGCCAGAATGGCAAGAGAGGCAGCATGATCCAAGCAGCCTACTACAACGAAATCGACCAATTTGCAGCTCAATGGCTGCGTAACCTGATCGCCGGCGGTCATATCGCGCCAGGCGAAGTTGACGAAAGGAGTATTGAAGATGTCACACCTGACGACCTGCGAGGTTTTACGCAGTGCCACTTCTTCGCCGGAATTGGCGTCTGGTCTCATTCCCTGCGCCTCGCCGGATGGCCAGATGATAAAACAGTCTGGACCGGCTCCTGCCCGTGCCAGCCTTTCAGCGCGGCAGGCAAAGGAGATGGGTTTGCTGACGAGCGGCACCTTTGGCCACACTTCTTCCACCTCATCAGCGAGCGCAGACCTCAGCATGTCTTTGGCGAACAGGTTGCAGCAGGTAACGCAAACACATGGTTCGACCTTGTACAAGCAGACCTGGAAGGAGTGGGATACACCTTCGGGCTTGTGCCGTTCACGTCAGCGGGCATCGGTGCGCCGCACATCAGAGAGCGAGCTTACTGGGTGGCCCACGCCAGTAGCAAACACGAATCCTCAGCCGGAAACGAAACGGGGGTTGCAACACGTCTCCGGAGCAGCTCGACTGACGGGCTGGCAGACACCAGTGGCGAACGACTCAACCGGATCGACTCATTGCTACAGCGGGAAGAATCAGGACGGGTCACCGAAGGTGTGCTTGAAGTTGCCGGGTACAGCGCTTCTGGCGGGATGGGTAACGCCGACAACTCGCGACTGGAAGGACACGTCCGGGATGATAGCGCAGAGGGACGGCAAAGACAGGCTGGACCAGCTACCACGGCAGGCGTTCATGGCGGGTTGGCCAACTCCTCAAGTGAGCAATATCACCAATGCAACAACAGTCCAGATGAGCGGGTATGGTCGAGAAACTCCGAACAAAATCGGATGGGCTGCGAGCCTGTGCGGCCCCTTGAGGTTAACGGTTTTTGGCGAGATGCGGACTGGCTCTTTTGTCGAGATGGCAAATGGCGTCCAGTTGAACCCGGCACATTCCCGCTGGTTGATGGGGCTGCCGCGCGCCTGGGACGAGTCGAGCCCGGGGTGGCAAGAGTGGCAAGCAGCAACCGCGTCGGCCGACTCAAAGGCTACGGTAACGCCATAAACGCACAGGCTGCGGCTGAATTTATCAGGGCTTATATGGTGGTGAGCTATGGCCGGTGACTGGATCAAGATGCGTGCCGACCTGCACACGCATCCCAAAGTTGTCCGCATGGCGTCCGCATTGAAAGCGGACAGATTGCGGATAGTTGGCGGACTACATTCCGCGTGGTGTCTTTTCGATGTCCACTCTGTTGACGGTTTTCTTGACGGATACAGTGCGGAGACTCTCGACGACCTGATCGGATTCCCCGGGTTTGCGCGTGCAATGATGGCTGTCGGATGGCTTGAAGAAGATGGTGAAAGCCTAGTAATGCCGCGCTTTGAAGCCCATAACGGACAGTCTGCCAAGCGTCGTGCACAGGACGCAGACAGGAAGAGAAATGTCCGCAAAGCGTCCGCATCAGAAGCGGACAAAAAGCGGACCAGAGAAGAGAAGAGAAGAGAAGATATTAAACCCCATATAAACCCCACTCATAACGCGCGCGCGAAAAATCCTGTGGATAACTTTTCTGAGGAACAATTTGCGATGTCGGATGAATGGAAGCCGGATCCCGATTTCACTGAACAGTCTCGAGACTGGGGAACCCCGGTGCATAGTGACGTGAAGAAAACAGAGTTGAAGGCGTTTATCGATTTCTGGAAGTACGAAGATGTCCAGTTAAACCAGTACCAGTGGCAGCAGAAACTGGCCAGGCATATCATCCACATCAGGGGTGACAGCTCGTAGAAGTGATTATTTGCAACGGCGCAGTAGCGCATTTTTTTACATCCAGTGAATTACCAAAAGGGTAATAAAATATGCGCATTGCTATTGAAATTAACTCATTTGTGGTTTTAAATTACCTGAGAGGTAAATCATGGCGGCAGTGTTAGGGATTGACCCTGGATGCAGTGGATCTCTGGTCCTGATAACTGAGCAGGGCCACTACATCGACCATCTGGCAATGCCAACCATCAAGGTCGGTACAAAGTCCAGGGTGAACGGCGCGGCGGTGGCTGCATGGGTTCGGCAGTACGTAATCACTCATGCATACCTTGAGCAGGTCGGTGCAATGCCAGGGCAGGGAACAGCGAGCATGTTCACGTTCGGGCATGCAGCTGGCGTGGCGGAGGGAATACTTCAGGGGCTGAACATTCCGTACACGCTGGTAACGCCGCAGGCATGGAAGAAGTCAGCCGGACTTATCGGCAGCGACAAGGACGCGGCGCGCAGCAGGGCGATTCAGCTTTACCCGGAACTCAGGGCGCTGGATGCCAAAGCGAAAGGCCAGGCCATTGCGGATGCGCTGTTAATCGCAAGGCACGGGATCGGTATCAAATAACGATCCTTTTAGTTATCAACCTAATCAATAACTTATACGGGTAAGCGAGGGTAATAATGGGAAGCAATATCATTGAATTAGCGAAGTTAGGGCATGAGCGGGCGGCTGAACTGAAAGGTTCATACGAGGCAATCAACGCGTGCAGCGTGGTTAAACCAGATGGCAAAGAAATGAGCGTAAATCGTTATGAGTTTGAAGATTACGGCACGAATGAACCAGATGGTCGCTACGTGACTTACGAAGACTACTCCGCATCTGAAGCCAGATGCGCGGCGCTGTCTGCAAAGCTGAGAATGATTAACGACCTTACGGAAGCCGCCGAACAAGCAAACAAACTGGCTCAGGAAGCAGTGGAAACGCTGGTTCAGGAGCGTAATGCGCTGGCTGCGGAGAATGCGTATCTGCTAAACGGAGCCGCACGTGAACTCAACACCTCCTGGATGTTCCACAAAACAATGCTCGGCGCTCAGGCTGCCTTGGTATGCCTATCTCATGGATATCAGGCTGCAGCTCGCGAATGGCTGGAAGGTACCACTGACGAGGCCGGGGCTGAAATTCCTGATGATATTTCTGTTGGTGAACTGCATGAATGGTTTGACAGACAGATGGTCAGCAATGACGGGAAAAGCGGATTCCTAACCAGATCAGAAGCGGAAGAGGCCATCAGGAAGGCATGTCCAGCCACCGACGCTTTCCTGGCTGAGGTGCGGGCGCAGGGTGTGGAGATGTTCGCAGATAAATACAGGGCACAACTCACCGCATTGCCAACAACTCCAGAAAATATTTTTGATGCAGCGCATGTGAGCCTGCGCTACCAGATTTTTGATGCTGACGAGTTCGCCGCCCAACTTCGCAAAGGAGCCGTGCTATGAGCAATACAGCAAAACTTCAACTCGGATTCTCTCCTTTATCAAAAACCATCATGCTAGCAAAAATGCGCGATGTGGAAGGTGGCCGCCTGCGCGTCGGTAATGATCGTGGTCGCGATGTTACCAATGAGGCTGCGCAGCTAGTGTGGCGGCTTGTCATGGCGGAAGGTGGTGAAATCGGCTGGGAGCTTGATGACGGTTCACGCATGGTGCTGAAAGCTGAGAAGCAGGAGGCCACCCAATGAGCAACATCGACAAACAGGCTCGCGAAGTACAGCGCTACTCAAACTTTGGTGTCGACATGATGGAATGGGCTGACGGTGGATACGTCAAACACTGTGATTATCTGGCGCTGCTGGATGAGCTGGAAGCCGCACAGAAGCGTGTGGCCGAACTGGAAAACGACGAAGTGCGCCAGCGCCTGGCAAACGCTGAGCATCAGTTGCACATGGCAGAGTTGGCTAAGCACAACCTGAAGGCCAGTCGTAAAGCTCAGTTCAGGAAACGCTTGGCCGCAGAGAAGCGCATAGCAGAACTGGAGGCGCGGACGGTGACGCTTCCACGGACTATGTATACGGAGTTCGAGGACGATGATTACTGTCGAGAAGTGGCGGTTCTCGATAAGCAACAGGTAATTGAAGCCTTGCTCGCCGCTGGAATCGGTAAGGGGGAGTGAGATGGAAAACAAAAATTACGACCAACGAAAAGATTTGCACCTGTGGTTTGGGCTTTCCTATGCCGCTTTTCTTGTGATGCCTCGCGTTGCAATGATGCAAATGCCAGAGGAATGGCAAGAGAAAATGGCGGAACTGTTAAATCAGTATGATGAAACAATTGATACTGCCGCTTTTGGTGTGAAAGGTTGCCGGGTTAACGCATTAACAGGCGACGGAAAGTTGATGAAAATGCCAGAAGAATTGCTGAATTATCGCCACCCATTACCAAGCACGAAAGCAGCACTTCTTAAGGACTAACCCATGACCACTATTACCAGAGAACAGGCACAAAAAATAATTGATGCTGCCGACGAGGTCATCACTGCACTTGCTGGTACTAACGATGATGTTCACCCGGATAACAGCACAAAGATGGTCAGGTTGTACGATGACCTGAATGACCACTACGCCCCGCCAGAAGTTGTGCGCGAGCTGGCGCGTATCGCGCTGGCATCGCTGGAAGCTGAGCCTGTAAGCCAGCCTTACAAGTTGCCAGAAGAGAAAGGCGTATCACTACAATTGCGAAATCTCATTCGCAAACGACACGCGGAGTGGTCAGATTCAACGTTCGGTAATGTTGGCCCTGTTGGCCCACTTAAACACCTCTCAAAAGAAGCGTTAGAGGCAGCGGCAGAACCTGGCGACCTCAGTGAGTGGGCTGACATGCAATTCCTGTTATGGGATGCGCAGCGCCGTGCTGGTATCAGCGATGGTGAAATCACAGCTGCGATGGAAGAAAAGCTGGCGGTGAACAAAACCCGCCAGTGGCCGGAGCCGAAAGATGGTGAGCCACGACTGCATATTAAAGAGCAGTCAGCGCCGGTAGTACCGGATGGTTACGCACTTGTCCCCGTCGAACCAACGGACGAAATGATAGCTGCGGCGATGAACTGCGAAGATGTGCTGTTCAATAGCGATGAGTCATTCTGCGTACAGTTCGGGAATATCTACGAGGCCATGCTCGCAGCAGCACCGCAACTACAAAATGCGCCACAAAATATTCCGGAAAATATTCCTTCTGGAAAATCAACGTTAACTCCGGATGGCTGGATAAGCTGTAGCGAACGGATGCCCGCTCAAGATGATTGGGTTTTAATTTATTCAAAGCACGGCGAGTATTTGGCAGGTCAGGTGCAAGGGGAATACGTGGAGTTGAACGACGGCACGCTATCGTGGCTAGGAAGTGCCTTGCATTGGATGCTGCTACCAGAACCGCCGCAGCAGGAGGTGAAGTAGTGAATACCTCAGTAATTCGAACATACACAGAGCAGCTTGAGTCCACCATCGAAAAAGGAGTTGAGTTACGAGACTCAATGCGTCAGGAGATATCCCGACTCGAACGACTTGTAAAAGCTCAGAAGTCTGAAATCACCAATGCGGTTAATGCCAGGGAGTTGTACCAGCACAGGCTTGGTAATTACAAAAAGCGTCTGATAGTTGAGCGGGAGAAGCGGCAGAAACTTGAAGGTCAGCTTATCAAGCTAAAGCGGAAAATGAGTAATGGCTAAATCCCCAGCAGAGCGCAAAGCAGCGCAGCGTGCGCGGCAGTACGCCGCCGGTGAGCGCAAGCTTGAGCTGGTACTGGATGGGCAGGAACTGGAAATGCTGGCGCGGAACTGCACAGCCCGTCGCCATGGTCGGGCGCCGTATGACATGAGCGAGTACATCGCGTTGCTGATCCGCCAGGATGATGCCCGCGTTCGTGGCCGTATCAAATCCATCAGCGCGAACCGATGCGGGAAATGTGGCGATTCACTGCCGGTTAAGTCGTGTCCGTGCGATGGTGATTCGGCATGTTGGGTAACCCGTGGATGGCATGAAACTAAATTATCAGTGTGACATGTCACGATATCGACAATAAATTGCAACGGCCGCCGACTATGGCGGCTTTGTTTTGCGTGTTACTATTACCAAAACGGTAATTATTACTTCGGTGGTAACAATGCCAGCAGAACCAAAAGCACCAAAACGCAAATCAACGCAGTACAAGCCCCTCACAGCTATGCAGGAGGCTTACGCGCAGGAATATACAAAATGCCCTGAGAATCAGACGCAGGCAGCGATTAACGCAGGATTCTCGCCTAATACGGCAGCCGTCAAAGCCAGTGTCATGATGCGTGATGAGCGTATCCAGAAACGGATCGCCGAGTTGATGGAGGAACGCAATAAGCGCCTGCGCGTCAGTGCTGATTACGTGTTGCTTCGCCTGGTGGAAATAGACCAGATGGATGTGATCGACATCCTTAACGATGACATGAGTATCAAGCCGGTTTCCGAATGGCCTAAGGTCTGGCGTCAGTATCTTACCGGTTTCGAGCTGGCCGACATGTTCGAAGGCCGCGGCGACGAGAAAGAACTTGTTGGCATACTCAAAAAATAAAATGGCCTGACAAGGTGAAGAACCTCGAGCTTATTGGTAAGCACGTCGACGTCAACGCGTTCAAAGAACGCCTGGAGGTTTCCGGTACCGTAACGATTGCCGACCGAATGGCGAAGGCCCGCCGCCGCGTAAAAGAGCAGGCAGGTGGTGAAGAATGACAGCCGCAGCCATATCGACGGAAGAGCAACTCGTAGAGGATATCGCCTCGTTCACGTATGACCCGCTGGGCTATGCGCTGTACGCGTTTCCGTGGGGAGAGGATGGCACAGAGCTGGCGCATGCCACCGGGCCCAGAAAGTGGCAGGCTGATGCATTTCGTGAGATACGCGATCACCTCCAGAACCCCGCGACACGTCACCAGCCGCTGATGCTGGCCCGCGCATCCGGCCACGGCATCGGTAAATCTGCTTTCATCTCGATGCTGATTAACTGGGGCATGTCCACCTGCGAGGACTGCAAGGTGGTGGTGACCGCCAACACCGACAACCAGTTGCGCACCAAGACCTGGCCTGAAATCATCAAATGGTCAAATCTGGCTATCACGAAAGAGTGGTTCACCTGCACCGCTACCGCGATGTACAGCAATGATCCCGGCCATGACAAACGCTGGCGTGCCGATGCTATCCCATGGTCTGAGCACAACACAGAAGCATTCGCAGGGCTGCACAACGAGCGCAAGCGCATCATCGTGGTATTCGACGAAGCATCCAACATTGCCGATCTGGTGTGGGAAGTAGCAGAAGGCGCGCTGACGGACGAAGACACCGAAATCATCTGGGTGGCGTTCGGTAACCCGACGCGTAACACCGGGCGTTTCCGTGAATGTTTCCGCAAGTACAAACACCGCTGGAAGTGCGCGCAGATTGACAGCCGCACCGTTGAAGGCACTAACAAGCAGCAGTTGCAGAAGTGGGTAGACGACTACGGCGAGGAAAGCGACTTTGTTAAAGTTCGTGTGCGCGGAATATTCCCTGATGCGTCTGAATTGCAGTTCATCCCGACAGGCCTCACTGACGAGGCAATGAAGCGCGTTGTTACCGCGGCGCAGGTAGCGCATGCACCAGTGATTATCGGCGTCGACCCGGCATATTCCGGCGTGGATGATGCGGTTATATACCTGCGGCAGGGGCTGCACAGCAAAGTGCTCTGGACCGGCAACAAGACCACCGATGATTTGATTATGGCGAAGCGCATCGCCGACTTTGAAGACCAGTACCAGGCTGATGCAGTATTTATCGACTTCGGTTACGGTACCGGGCTGAAGTCAATCGGTGACGGATGGGGCAGGACGTGGCAGTTAATCCCGTTCGGCGGCGGCTCGACAGACCCTCAGATGCTCAACAAGCGCGGCGAGATGTTCAACAGCTGCAAAACATGGCTGAAGCTCGGCGGCGCGCTGGATGATCAGGAGACGGCTGATGACCTGTCGGCGGCAGAGTACAAAGTCAGGGTTGACGGCAAGATCGTCATTGAGCCGAAGGAGGATATCAAAGAGCGCTTAGGCCGCTCGCCGGGCAAGGGTGACGCGCTGCTGCTGACGTTTGCTTTCCCGGTTACGAAGCACCTGCGCATTCCTGGCCAGGAGAGCCAGCAGGGTAAAGCGGTCACAGAATATGACCCGTGGAAATAACAAAGCCGCGCATCGGCGGGCTGGTTGTGACATGTCACGGCGCTAAAATCTGTCGAATTCGTCTTTCATTGCTCGCTCAGTTTCTGCTTCAGCAGATAGCCTTCCAGCATCCAGATTTTATTCACCGCATTTTCGCGAGCAATCTTGCGGCCAATTTCAGCGTCGAAATTTTCCGGACTGGCACAGGCGCTTTCTCCGGTGACTGTAAATCCGTTTGCCAATGTCATAACACAGAAAGTAAGGAGATCAAGTGAGTGAGGTCCGACGGAAATTTCTCCATTAGGAATATGGCAATATTGCGACCCAATTACGCCATCTTGAGCCGTGAAATAATGCTCACTGGCAATAATGCTTTCAATGCGTTGCGGAGTAACGCGCGGTGCGGTTAAGCCTTTAGCTTGAATTTCAGATTCAATATCTTTGTCGCTCATGATTTTCACCTTAAAAAAATGCCCACCGAAGTGGGCGAACTGGAAGCAAGGGTGCCTTCCATGGCTTACGGGTTTACAGCGCAACGTCATCGCAATGGCGTTCTGGTGTAAAAGTGACGGTGGTCAGCATCAAGGGAACCCATCCGGACCGCTGCGGCACATGTGCCATATGCCGTACTGCTACACACCTGAAAGCGCACTCCACCGTTTGGATTTAACGACTAGGCTCAAAGGTCATTCACTGAATCGCGCTTTTAGTTATGTGCGGAGATGATGCTCCGCTTATCCACCGCCTTTACTTTTAAGCCCAATTTATTGCTGCGGTACTCCTGGCTACTGCACAAGCGGTTACATAACCACCTCCGCAATTCATCGATTCAACTAATTACCTAAAAGGTAATATCTGATGTTATAAGTGTCAATGGCCTACGCTAAATAAATCATATGTGGTTAAATTGGTAATAATTTAATTACGTACGGAGCTATTGCTATGTGTATCGGCAGCAAGCCATCAGTGCCAGCAGCGCCAGAAGTACAGGCTGCGCCACAGGAGCAGGATGCAGCAGTTGTCAGTTCTCGTGACGACGAAGAGCGCCGCCGCCGTGCAGCAGCAGGCCGCAGTTCTACTCTGCTGACTGGTGCGCAGGGTGACACCTCAACCGCAAACACCAGCGGTAAAACGCTGCTTGGTCAGTAACGGAGTAGGCAGAGATGGCGGAAACCGAAAAAGAGCGCCTGCTGAAGCAACTCGCACAGCTGAAGAATGAGCGCACATCGTTCGAATCGCACTGGCGTGATCTGAGTGACTTCATCAATCCGCGTGGTTCCCGCTTTCTGACGTCTGATGTAAACCGTGATGATCGCCGTAACACCAAGATTGTTGACCCTACTGGCTCAATGGCTCAGCGCATTCTGTCCAGCGGCATGATGTCAGGCATCACCAGCCCGGCACGTCCGTGGTTCAAACTGGCAACGCCTGACCCTGACATGATGGACTATGGCCCGGTGAAAATCTGGCTGGAAGTCGTGCAGCGCCGCATGAACGAAGTGTTCAACAAGTCTAACCTGTATCAGTCACTGCCTGTAATGTACGCAAGCCTGGGTACTTTCGGCACCGGCGCTATGGCTGTTATGGAAGATGACCAGGACGTGATCCGCACAATGCCTTTCCCTATTGGCAGTTACTACCTGGCTAACAGTCCGCGCGGTAGCGTAGACACCTGCATTCGCCAGTTCTCCATGACCGTTCGCCAGATGGTGCAGGAATTCGGTCTGGATAACGTCAGTACATCCGTAAAAGGCATGTGGGAAAACGGCACGTATGAAACGTGGGTGGAGGTTAACCACTGCATTACGCCTAACGTCAACCGCGACAGCGGGAAGATGGACAGCAAGAATAAGCCTTACCGCTCTGTCTATTTCGAGTCTGGCGGCGACTCCGACAAGCTGCTGCGTGAATCCGGTTTCGATGAATTCCCGATCCTGGCTCCTCGCTGGGAAGTGAACGGTGAGGATGTTTATGCCTCATCTTGCCCTGGCATGCTGGCGCTAGGTCAGGTTAAAGCCCTTCAGGTTGAGCAGAAGCGCAAAGCTCAGTTGATCGATAAAGCCACTAACCCGCCGATGGTTGCCCCGACATCGCTCAAGAATCAGCGTGTTTCCCTGTTGCCTGGCGATGTGACGTACCTCGACGTAATTAGCGGTCAGGACGGTTTCAAACCTGCCTACCTGGTCAACCCGAATACCGCCGACCTGCTGGCTGACATTCAGGACACTAGGCAGACCATCAACAGCGCCTACTTCGTTGACCTCTTCATGATGCTGCAAAACATCAACACCCGCTCTATGCCGGTGGAAGCGGTGATCGAGATGAAGGAAGAGAAACTGCTGATGCTTGGCCCGGTGCTTGAGCGCCTGAATGACGAAGCGCTTAACCCGCTTATCGATCGCGTGTTCTCAATCATGGCCCGCAAGAACATGTTGCCTGAACCGCCAGACGTTCTTCAGGGTATGCCGCTGCGTATCGAGTACATCTCTGTGATGGCTCAGGCTCAGAAATCTATCGGCCTCACCAGCCTGTCGCAGACAGTTGGATTTATCGGGCAACTGGCGCAGTTCAAACCTGAAGCGCTCGACAAGCTCGACGTGGATCAGGCTATCGACGCGTTCTCTGAAATGTCAGGCGTATCGCCAACCGTCATCGTTCCGCAGGAGCAGGTACAGGGAATTCGAGAAGAGCGCGCGAAACAGGCACAAGCCGCGCAGGCAATGGCAATGGGGCAGGCCGCAGCACAGGGAGCCAAGACTCTCAGCGAAACGCAGACCAGTGACCCGAGCGCATTAACCGCTATCGCTAATGCAGCAGGAGCACCGCAGCAATGACTGATATCGACGAAGAGGAACTGCGCATTCAGAACGAGCGGAAAAAGCACGATCTGGAACATCGCGAAAAGGACGACATCAAGTTCGTCATGGATAGCGAGCAGGGCCGCCGCGTCATCTGGTCACTGCTGGAGAAAGGTCATGTGTTCGGCGCCTGCTTCAGCGTAGACCCGCATATCACAGCATTCAACGAAGGGCAGCGCAACCTGGCACTGGTGTTACTGCAACGCGTTATGGCGCACTGCCCTGATCAGTATCTGAAGATGGCCGCAGAGGCCAGTGAACAGGAGTAACCATGAATTTATTTGAACGTTTGCTGCATCGCCGTCTTTGCAATGAGCAACCTGCTGATGGTGGTGCAGCTCCTGCTGCATCTGAACCCACAGCATCAACTGGTGATAATCCGGCACCCGCTGGCGATCCGGCTAAACCAGAAGGCGATAAGCCGCAACCTGGCACTGAATCCGACAAACCTCAGGAAGAAAAACCTGCTGATGGTGATAAGCCAGAAGAGAAAAAGCCTGGTGAAGACAAAGAGCAGAAGCAGGAAGGCGCGCCGGAGAAATACGAGTTCAAACCAGCTGAAGGCCAGGAACTTGATACTGCCGCTCTGGAGCAGTTCGAGCCTATCGCCCGCGAACTGAACCTGACCAATGAGCAGGCGCAGAAGATGGTCGATCTGTACGGCACCAAGATCATGCCAATGGTCCAGCAGCAGCAGGCGGAAGCCTGGCAGAAAACCACCGAGCAGTGGGCTGCTGACGTTAAAGCAGACAAAGAGATAGGCGGCGACAAGCTGACCGCAAACCTCAGCGCTGCTCAACGTGCACTGGACCAATTCGGTGATCCAGAACTGAAAGAATACCTGGACTCAACCGGTCTGGGGAATCACCCGGCGCTTGTTAAAGCGTTTATCAAAGTCGGCAAGGCAATGTCAGAAGACAAGGTTGTCACCGGCGGTCATGAAAGCGGCGGCAGTGACCTTATCTCCGCCTTCTATCCCAAAAAGTGAGGTATGAAAAATGGCTTTAATCGGTCAAACTCTGCCATCGTTGCTTGACATCTACAATCGTACTGACAAGAACGGGCGAATCGCGCGCATCGTGGAACAGTTGGCTAAAACCAACGACATCCTTACCGATGCGATCTATGTGCCGTGTAACGACGGCTCAAAGCACAAAACCACCATCCGTGCAGGTATTCCTGAACCGGTATGGCGCCGCTATAACCAAGGCGTTCAGCCAACCAAAACCCAGACCGTACCAGTGACCGATACCACCGGTATGTTGTACGATCTGGGCTTCGTTGATAAGGCTCTGGCAGACCGTTCTAACAACGCCGCAGCGTTCCGTGTTTCCGAAAACATGGGCAAGCTTCAGGGCTTCAACAACAAAGTCGCCCGCTACTCCATCTACGGTAACACCGATGCTGAGCCTGAAGCTTTCATGGGCCTGGCGCCGCGCTTCAACACGCTTAGCACCAGCAAAGCCGCAAGCGCAGAAAACGTATTCAGCGCTGGTGGTAGCGGCTCTACCAACACATCTATCTGGTTTATGTCATGGGGTGAGAACACTGCTCACATGATCTATCCGGAAGGCATGGTCGCTGGCTTCCAGCATGAAGACCTTGGTGACGACCTGGTAAGTGACGGCAATGGCGGCCAGTTCCGTGCGTACCGTGACGAATTCAAGTGGGACATTGGTCTGAGCGTGCGTGACTGGCGTTCAATTTCCCGCATCTGCAACATCGATGTGACCACGCTGACCAAAGACGCATCAACTGGCGCTGACCTGATCAGCATGATGGTAGATGCATATTATGCCCGCGACGTGGCAATGCTTGGTGATGGCAAAGAAGTTATCTATGCCAACAAAACTATCCACGCATGGCTGCACAAACAGGCTATGAATGCCAAAAACGTGAACCTTACCATCGAAGAGTACGGCGGCAAGAAGATCGTTTCCTTCCTGGGTATTCCTATCCGTCGTGTGGATGCAATCCTCAACACTGAATCTGCCGTAACGGCGTAAGGAGAGAGAATCATGTTGCTTGATCAACAGGCTTTGTTCTCCGCGGCTCAGGCCATTACGGCCACCGCGGTATCAACCAACGTCATTGACACCGGCTCCAGTAAGGATGTCGGTAAATATGGTGATATCCCGCTGCTGATTCAGGTTGTTGAGGCATTCAACACCCTGACAAGTCTGACGGTTACGGTGCAGACCGATGATAACTCGTCTTTCAGTTCTGCAACGGACGTGATCTCCATGGTTATTCCTCTGGCATCCCTGACCGTTGGGTACAAAACGCCGGTCATCACGCTGCCGATGAAGCTGGAGCGATACATCCGTCTTAACTACACCGTCACCGGTACCGCGCCGACCACTGGCAAAGTAACCGCTGGCATTGTTGGCGGGGTGCAGACCAATGTCTAAATATCGCGTCAAAGAACGCTCCTTCATTAACGGCAAGCTCTGCGAGCCTGGCGATATTGTGGAGTTTTCCGGGGAGGCTGGCAAAAACCTGATCCCTCATAACGACGGCGAAGTCGTAGTGAAGGAAGACAATCCGCCAACCAACGAAGAACTTCAGGAACTGGACCAGCTTCGTACAATTTACGAAGAGATGTTCGGCGAAGCTCCGCATAAAAATACCAGCGCAAAAACTCTCAAAGAGAAGATTGACGCCAGGCGTAAAGAACTGGGCGTGTAAGCGCTCAATAAAGTGCTAAAAGCCGGGGCCATTCGGCCCCGCTTTTCTATGCGGAGACCTGAGAATGAAAACTGTAAACATGAAAACAGGCACCGACTCATTCGTTGGTGAAGATGGAAAACCAGAAACCAAAGATCAGTATCCGTGGGGGCTTCGCATCACGCTGGATAATGAATCTCTGCAACGTCTCGGCCTGAATGCAAAATCACTGCCAGCGGTAGGTGATAGCGTTTCAGTTATGGCAATGGCTAACGTATGTTCTGTGTCTACCCGCACCACAGATCACGGTGAAGACAACTATGTTGAGCTGCAGATCACCGATATTGGCCTGGCTCCGCAGAAACGTGATGATGCCAAAGAACTGAAAGATGCATTCTACCCAGACGGGGAGGATGATTAATGGCTTCTGTTATCGAGATCTGCAACCGCGCGCTGAGCAACATCGGCAACAGTCGCAGCATTAACAGCCTGATTGAAGCCAGCAAAGAGGCCGGGCAATGCTCCCTGCATTTTGATGCGTGTCGCGATGCTGCTCTGGCTGACTTCGACTGGAACTTTGCTACCAAGCGCGTGGCGCTGGCTGATACCAATAATCCTCCTCCGGACTGGCAGTACGCTTACCAGTACCCATCTGATTGCGTCCGTATAACCGAGATCATGCCTACCGGCATACGTAATCCTACCGCTGCTCAGCGCATTGAATATGTTGTCGGTTCCAATGAAGACCTGACAGGTAAGTTAATTTACACCGATCAGCCGAAAGCGTGGTTGAAGTACGTGGCGCGGGTTACTGACGTCAATATGTATGATGCCATTTTTATGGAGGCGCTTTCCTGGCGTCTGGCTGCTGCCATCAATATGGCGCTGACTGGTAGCGCAGATCTCGGTAACAATGCACTGACGATGTACAACCGTGTGATCCTGAGCGCTGGCTCACATAGCCAGAATGAATCGCAGGAGCCACAACCACCAGTAGATGAGTTCACAGCAGCGAGGTTGTCATAATGGCTTTTAGCTGGATTCAACCGAGCTTTGCCGGTGGTGAAATTGGTCCGTCACTGTATGGCCGCATTGATATGTCAAAGTATCAGGTGGCACTGCGCAAGTGCGATAACTTCATTGTTCGCCAATATGGCGGTGTAGAGAACCGACCTGGTACGCGCTTTGTTGGTCCTGCTAAATACCCTGATCGCAAGTGCCGGTTAATCCCGTTCCAGTTCTCGACCGTCCAGACATACGCGCTGGAGTTCGGACATAACTATATGCGCGTTATCAAAGATGGCGCTTATGTTCTGACGACCAGCAATGTGATTTATGAGCTGGCGATGCCGTATGCTGACACTGACCTTTTCCGCATTAAATTCACGCAGAGCGCCGATGTTCTGACGCTGGTGCATCCTGCATACCCGCCTAAAGAACTGCGCCGCTATGCGCACGACAACTGGCAGATCGTCGACGTCACCACCAAAAACGGGCCGTTCGAAGATATCAACGTTGACGAGACGGTGAAGGTCTACGCCAGCGCCAGCACCGGAACAATTACACTGACGGCAAGCTCTGCAATATTCGGCGCTGAGCAGGTCGGAAAATTGTTCTATCTCGAGCAGCCCGCGGTTGATTCCGTCCCGGTATGGGAAACCAGTAAAACCACAGCAATAAACGACGTTCGTCGTGCAGACAGCAACTACTACCGCGCTAATACCTCAGGAAAGACCGGGACCCTTCGCCCTTCGCATACCGAGGGAATGTCGTGGGATGGCTGGGGCGGTACGGGTTCAGATGATACCGGGATCCAGTGGGAGTACCTGCACAGCGGTTTCGGCATTGCAAAAATCACAGCAGTGGCTGGCGATGGCCTGACAGCAACTGCCGATGTGGTTTCGTTCATTCCATCTCAGGTTGTTGGATCCGCTAACGCCAGTTATAAGTGGGCGAAATACGCGTGGAACAGCGTTAACGGATACCCGAGTACCGTTGTTTACTACCAGCAGCGCCTGTACTTTGCTGCGTCTACCGCGTACCCGCAAACCATCTGGGCAAGCCGTACCGGAGACTATAAAGACTTCGGTAAGAACAACCCTATTCAGGATGATGATCGGATTATCTACACCTACGCAGGGCGTCAGGTGAATGAGATCCGTCATCTTATTGATGTTGGTAACCTGGTCGCTCTGACATCTGGCGGGGAATATACGATATCCGGGGACCAGAATAAGGTCCTCACACCGTCGGCGTTTTCGTTCAGCTCTCAGGGGAATAACGGATCCAGTAACGTACCACCTATCGCTGTGGCTAATATCGCGTTGTTTATCCAGGAGAAGGGTAGCGTTGTGCGTGATCTGGCGTATTCGTTTGATGTTGACGGGTACCAGGGTACGGACCTGACCATACTGGCAAACCACCTTTTCCAGAAACATAGCATTGTTGACTGGTCATTCTGCATTGTTCCTTACAGCAGCGCATTCTGCATTCGTGATGACGGTAAATTGCTGGTGTTGACCTATCTGCGCGACCAGCAGGTTTTCGCCTGGGCGCCACAATCCAGCGCTGGAAAGTACGAAAGCACATGCTCCATCAGTGAAGGCAGCGAGGATGCTGTTTACTTCGTGGTTAACCGTACTATCAATGGGCAGACCGTACGTTACATAGAACGCCTGTCAAGTCGCCTTTTCACCAATGATGAAGACGCATTCTTTGTAGACTGCGGACTTAGCTACGACGGGCGCAATACATCATCACGCACAATGACCATCAGCGGTGGCACAGGTGACTGGAGCTATCAGGTTGATTACCCGGTTACAGTAAGCGGTGGTGCGTATTTCGTTAATACTGATGTAGGTGCTCAGATTCAGTTCCCATATACCGGCACAGATCCAGACACCAACGAACCGGTGGCTAAAGAGCTTCGCGGCGACATTATTTCAGTGACCAGCAATACTGCGGTTGTCGTGCGCTTCAACCGTAACGTTCCTCCGGTGCTTCGCAATGTGGCCACAACTAACTGGCAGATGGCGCGCCAGACGTTCGGTGGCTTGTCGCACCTAGAAGGTCAGACAGTAAACATCCTGTCAGATGCCAGCGTTGAGCCTCAGAAGGTTGTCACTGGTGGTTCAGTCACGCTGGAGTCACCAGGTGCAGTTGTGCATATCGGACTTCCTATCACTGCTGAATTCGAAACTCTGGACATCAATATCAACGGGCAGGAAACGCTGCTGGATAAAAAGCAGGTTATCCCGACCGTAACGATGGTGGTCAACGCCAGCCGCGGAATCTGGGCAACAACGCCTGGCGGAACATGGTATGAGTATCCGCAGCGTGAATTTGAGTTCTACGACGATCCTGTTGATGACGCTACCGGCAAGGTTGAAGTGAAACTCGACAGCAACTGGGATAAAAACGGACGCGTTAAGGTTCGCCAGCTTGACCCACTTCCGCTTTCTGTTCTTGCTGTATTGCCTCGCCTTACCGTCGGAGGCTTCTGATGATTAACGCTCAGATAGTACCCGCTACCGCAGAGCATATCGAAGCCATTATTCCACTTGTTCGTCAGGAAGATATCGATGAATTCATGGCAACCAATGGATGGAGTCCGCGCCGCGTCCTGGAAACCGGTCTGCGCACGTCAACATTTTGCTGTGCCGGATTGATTAACGGTGAAGTGGTGACTGTCTTTGGCGTAGCGCCAGCATCGATGATCGGCGGCAGCGGCATTCCATGGCTGGTGGGCACTTACGCGCTGGAGAAATACCAGCGCACCTTCCTTCGCCGCTGCGGAAAAGTGGTCAATGCAATGCTGACTGTTTACCCGTATCTTGAAAATTATGTTGATGCACGTAACCACACTGCACGCATTTGGCTTCATTGGCTGGGATTCACCATCGACGAACCTCAACCATACGGCATTTACAACCTACCGTTTCACCGTTTCCACATGGAGAGAAAATAATGTGCAGCCCGGCTATCGCTCTCGCTGGCGCCAGTGTCGCTTTAAGTGGCGTTTCAGCATACAACCAGTACCAGCAAGGTAAGTATTCATCTGCTGTTGCCGAGCAAAATGCAGAGGTGGCTACGGCACAGGCACAGGATTCTATCAACCGTGGCAACGCTCAGGCTGATGAGGTTCGCCGTCGCAATCGGCAGGCCGCCGGCACCCAGGCGGCAACTATGGGGGCTACAGGTGCAGATCTCTCCACTGGTGGCGCGCTGGATATCTTTGGTGATACGGCTCAGTTTGGCGCACTGGATGCGCTGACTACGGTTAATAACGCTCAGCGTGAAGCGTATGGGTATGAAGTTCAGGCTGCCAACTACAAAGCCCAGGCCAGCGCTTCGCGTAAGCAGGGAAATATGGGCGCATTTACCACGCTGCTGACTGCTCCACTTCAGGCATACGGTGCTTACCAGATGGGCGGCGGAACGTGGTCACCATTCACCCAAAGCAAAGCGGCACCAATAAGCGCTGCTATCGGCACACCAACCGGTCGATAAGGAGATATCAAAATGCCAGTTGTACCTACAGTTACCGGACGCCAGGTAGATAGCAGAGGGTTTCAGTCTCCTGGTTTTCAGGCTTTTGATCAGCCAAACATCGGTGATGCGCTGACACAGGTTGGCGGCAAAGCACTTGATGTTTTTGCACAGGCAAAGCAGCGTGCCGATGTTGCTCAGGCTCAGGATGCATCATTGCAACTCAGCCAGATTTCCAGCGATCTGCTCACGAACCCTGATACCGGTCTGCTCAACATGCAGGGTAAGAACGCTCTTGGTAAGGGGCAGGCTTACACTCAGCAGTTCGATGCTCAGGCAGAGCAGATCGCGATGACATTGCCGGAAGGTGCCCGGGCTGGTTTTATGCAGCAGGCGCAGCAGCAGCGCATTCAGTTCACTACCCAGGCTGGTCGGCATGAGATAAGCCAACTCAATGCATATGAAGAAGGTCAGTTCCAGGCAACGCTGGCGAACAACGGGAAACTGGCTGCCGCCGCCTACGGAGACAATGCCAACTATGTGCTCTACAACCAGCAGACTTTCCAGCAAATCGAAGATTACGGCGCTGCTCATGGCTGGAGTACTGAACAGATTCAGGCCAAGAAGATCGAGTTTAAGGAGAAGGTTGCGGATGCTTCCCTTTCTCAGTGGTCAGCCAACAACTCCATCGAGTTCATTCAGAGCAATGGTGAGTTAAGCGATACAGTTACCGGATCCCGCCGTGCGGTATCAGAAGGTGGTTCTGGTGATAGCGCTCGTGGTATTCGCAACAATAACCCCGGCAATCTTGAGTACAGCAAAACCAATCCGTGGGTAGGCCAGACCGGTGATGATGGTCGCTTTGCCAAGTTCGAAACGCCAGAGCACGGCATTCGCGCGCTTGGTCGCAACCTGCTGTCGTACCAGCGCCAGGGCATTGATACTGTCAACGACATCATTAACCGCTGGGCACCGCCGTCTGACAATAACAACACCGATGCATACATTCAGGCAGTATGTGCGCAACTCGGCGTGACACCTGACCAGCCGCTTGATGCATCAAATCCTGACACACTAAAGGCTTTGTGTGCATCCATTATCCAGCATGAGAACGGCAGCCAGCCGTACAGCGATCAGCAACTTGCTACTGGTGTTAGCGCGGCAATTGGCCTCTCTCAACTTCCTACCAGCACCAAACGCTACACGGGAAATGCGGCATTTGACGCTGCATCTCCAGAGGCCCAGGCTACATTCCTTCGCCAGGCTGACCAGATCCGCAAGCAGCAGCAGGCTGAGTATCGCACCAATATCGACAGCCGTGTGCGCGATGCCAGCGCGGCATACATGCGCGGAGTCGATTTCCCTGATGCGCCTACGCATAACGACTTCCTCGCTGCCTACGGCGTGCGTGAAGGCAATCTCCGGTACACAGAGTTTCGCAACACGCAGATTGCCGGACAGTACATCGGCTCGTTCCGCAATATGCCTACTAGCAGCATTCAGGCGGCAGTAGAAAACTTGAAGCCAGATACCGGTGAAACTGGTGAAGGATATGCAGCGCGTGCCCAAACCTATGACGCCGTTGTCTCTGCTGCCAGTACTGTTCTCGCGCAACGTAAAGCAGACCCAATTCAGTTTTCACTTTCTTCCGGGCAAACAAAGCCTATCGATATGACCAACCAGAACAATTTCAGCCAGACGATTGCCATTCGGGCTTCTCAGGCTGTAGATCTGGCTAAATCATACGGCACGCCGCTGACGTTCTTTTCCAAAGAAGAGGCGAATCAGATCGGGGCTTTCTTCCGCGACGCTCCTGTTTCTCAACAGTCAGCGTACCTCGATACTATCCGGCAGAGTACCGGAGGCGGTCAGGTGTACATGTCAGCACTCCAGCAGATCAGCGCCAATGCACCATCTGCTGCCGTTGCCGGGATCCTGATGGATAAGCCAGGCGGAGTAGTAGCAGAGAAAAACTGGTTTAACCCTGATGTTTCTGTATCACCTGAATCGGCAGCGCAAACCATCCTTTCTGGCGCAGCAGCTCGCAAAGGTACAGATGATGTGAAAGGCATACCAATGCCGAAAGATAACGATCTGCGACTAGAGTTCTCTGACATGGTGAAGGATGCGTTTGCCGGTGACGCGCAGGGTGCATCAATGGCCTATGAGATAGCAAAGGACTATTACGCCGGGGTGATGGCGAAGAAGGGTGTTGTTTCGGGTGAAATTGACAGTGACACATGGAAGCAGGCTGTTAACGTAGCTACTGGTGGCGTGCACGATTATAACGGCATGGGCAGTGTTCTGTTGCCTTGGGGGATGTCTGCCGAACAATTTGATAAACAAGTTGATCAGGCATGGAAAACTCAGGTGACTGGCGCAGGAATTAAAGCACCGCCAGGCCAGTACGGTCTGCAAAGCTATGGAGATAGCCAGTATCTGGTGAAACTCGGCACTGGGTATTTGCTGAAAGATGATGGAACTCCTGTCGTCATCGACCTTACCCAACAGCGCCAGAGATTCTCAGAGGGGATCCCGCAATGAGTTACTTTGGTCTCAACGCAGTTAACCAGAACCAGCAACTTGATGAAGCTGCTTCAAATCCTGCTGGCTTTAACAGTGATGTTGGGTTCTTTGATAATACTGTCGGCGCGGCTGCATCTGGTTTGTATTCCGGTCTGGTAGCAAAACCTGATCAGTTGCTGTGGGCTGGAATGGATAAGATCGTTTCACCCATCGCTAAGTTTGTTAACGAAAACACTTCCATCAATGATACATCGGCTGAATACATCGGCGAACAGCGAAAACTCGCAGAGCAGCAAGTTAAGCGCCTGACTCCTGACGCCGCCACAACAGGAACTGCTGGTCAGGTCCTGAATGGTCTGTTCGATATGGGCGGGCAGGCTGTCGTTGGTACGCTGCTGGCCGGTCCCGCTGGTGGTGCGGCGGCCGTCACTGCGTTGCAGGGCTTCTCTGAGTTTGAGAAATTAACTGCTCAGGGCGTAGATTTCAGGACTGCTCAGGAAGCTGGTCTGGTGCAGGGTGTCACTGCTGGTGCTGGCACATTGATCCCTATGAGCCTCGGTTTACGTGCCGGTGGGGTGCTGGCAGAAAGTGTTGGCGCACAACTGGCGAGGACAGGTGAAAGTGCAGTACGTAATGCTGCAGCTACTGCTGTTCGTGCAGCTCCAGATATCGCATACGCAGCCGGAACTAACATTGCCTTTGGGATGGCCCAGCGCGGGCTGACTGCAAAGACGCTGCGTGATGGTGGTTATAACGAAATGGCGGCTCAGTACGATGTGTTTGATCGCCAGTCTATCGCCATCGATGCGGTTCTTGGTGTGGCATTTGGTGGTGTTGGCCGGTTCCTTAATGCCCGCGGTGAAAGTGCTGCAACTCCAGAGTTTTCCCCGGCTGAGGTGGATGCTGCGCTGGCGGCTAATGCCTCACATCACGCTGAGATTGATGTTGCTCCTGGTGTTCCGGTTAATGTCCTGTCACGTGATGCGCATATACAGGCACTACAGAAGGCGATGAATGACGTAAGCCAGGGCCGTGCAGTTGATGTGGCCAGCATTGCCGAACCAGCATCATTTAGCGATGTACCCGGGCGCCGCAACCTGATCGCGCAGTCCATCGATGAAGTGCTTTTCCATGCGGATGAGGGTTCGGCGGCGCGTGCAGTTGAGACTAGGACGCTTGAAGATAAGGCGGAACAGGTTTTACCGCGTGGGGATCGCCAGGTATACCAGTCTGAAATCGCTAACAGTCAGCGCATTATTGATAACCTGACTGAACAACGTAACCAAATCATTTCTGAAGAATCAAAGGGAAGCGGAAAGGAACTGGCACAGTCACGAGCTGAAAAGCAATCCAGATTGCGCGACATTGATAAGCGCATCACCGAGGCACAAGGCCGCCTCGAATTTTCGCGTAACGCACTGTCACCTCACGAGCATGGCGGGGAGTTCTTCGAGGCTAGGGCTGAACTTGCACGACGTCAGCAGGCAGAAAGCGATCTGAACGCGCAGGCCATGTCATTCTATAAAACAGCAGAAGTGCGTACTTCTGATGAAACAGCACCTTTTGAACCAGGCGCCGTATTGCGACAGGCAGAGCAAAGGCCAACGGCGGAACAGGCCGGGGATATGGATCTTCGTATCGCTGAAGATTCACTGGTTGAGTCTCCGGACATGATGATCACCGTCCTGGATGATGAAGGAAACCCGCAGTCGCGTAGCGCGCGGGAAGTTCTTGACGAAGCTAACAGAGAGAATGAGCAGGCAGTACAGGATTCCAGCCTTTTTGACGTGGCTGTAGCGTGTTTCTTGAGAGGGTAATTCGATGAGACAGGAATGTATTCAGGCAGTACAGCAGGCAGCTAAGCGCACGCTCACGGCGCGAGAAATACAGAATATAGAAGACCGAATTTACCGCAATATGCGATCTATTGCCCGTGACGATCCGATGTCATGGCGTCAACTTACTGATGCTGAACGCCTGCGCCGCGCCGGGCAACTGGCCGCTGAAGAGTTGCAGCGAGAGGCGGCACTGAAAAAACGCCGTGTCGCGCTTACCATCGCAGCGCGTCAGCGCCTGGACAAATTCATTAACAGTTATCAGGGGGCTGACGGAAAGCTAGGCGCACTCAACCGCACTATCGCCTTCAGCGCTGACGGGAAATCAAACTTTCTGTCTGTTGAGTCACGCACGAAAGCGACACGTGATTACGCATTAAGCCAGTTACAGGAGGCGTTCGAGGCTGTTGATCCTCGTTTCTTCGGGCTGTTTGAAGATGAGGCTGGTGTTAGAGATCTTGTCTTTGAAATGCGCGGACAGAAAACTGGCAATGCGAAAGCCATGAAAGGGGCGAAAGCCTGGGGTGAAGTAACTGAACTACTTCGCCGCCGCTTCAATGATGCTGGTGGGGATATCGGCTACCTGGAAAACTGGGGTATACCTCAACATCACTCGATGGAAAAGGTTGGAGCAGTAACAAAGGATAAGTGGGTCAGCGATGTGATCGGTAAACTTGACAGAAAATATTACACCCGCGCCGACGGTCAGTTGATGAGCGATTCTGAGCTTACAGCTTTCCTTGGCGAAGCATATAACACTATCGCCACTGGTGGTCTGAATAAACTTACTGATACAGGTATGCGTATTTCCGGTGCGCGGGCAAACCGTGGCAACGCCTCACGCCAGATCCACTTTAAAGACGCTGATTCATACCTGCAGTATCAACAGATGTACGGCGACAGGTCGCTGTGGGAAATCATGGTCGGACATCTTGAAGGGATAAGTAAAGATATCGCGCTGGTGGAGACATACGGGCCAAACCCGGATCACGTGTTCCGCTCTCTGCTTGACCAGACGAAATCAGAGACAGCCACGGCTAACCCGCAGAACACAGGGAAAATAGAACGGCAGGCAAACAACACAGAGAACCTGTACAACTTCATTTCTGGAAAGACGCAACCTGTAGCGAATCCGCACATCGCTCGCTGGTCTGACAATATCCGCAACTGGATGGTTGCCAGTCGCCTTGGCTCTGCGCTGCTGGCGTCTTTCTCAGACCTTGGCACCATGTACCTGTCGGCGAAAGTTACCAACCTACCGATGAATCAGTTGTTCCGTAACCAGCTTGAAGCTATGGACCCAACGAATCGCACTGAGCTTGCTAGGGCACGTCGTGCTGGCTTGGCTATGGAATCACTGCTCGGCAGCGTTAACCGCTGGGCGATGGATAATATGGGGCCGTCTGTCTCCCGGTGGGCTGCAACTGCGGTTATGCGCGCCAGTGGATTAACTGCGTGGTCCGACGCGCACAAGCGTGCCTACGGTGTCACTATGATGGGTAGTCTTGGTGATGTTGTCACCAGAACGCCGGATCTGAAAAGCCTGTCTAATGACGATTTCCGCATACTGAAAAGCAAAGGAATCACCGATACCGACTGGAGCGTGTGGAAACTGGCGCAACAGGAGGACTGGGGGAAAGGCAACGATACGATGCTGACTCCGGAAAGCATCATGCGTATACCCGATGCTGCTGTAGAGCACCTCGGATCACCGGAGCGCGTGAAGTTTGAAGCAATGCGTAAGTTACTCGGAGCGGTTACCGAAGAAGTTGACATGGCAGTAATTACTCCTGGTGTGCGTGAACAGGTGTTTACAGGATCTGGCATTCAGCGTGGAACCTGGAAAGGGGAATTGACGCGCAGTGTTTTTTTGTTTAAATCTTTTCCAATTTCGGTGGTTATGCGTCACTGGCATCGTGCTATGGGGATGCCTTCTGCTGGTGGCCGTGCAGCTTATATTGCGACATTCATCGCCAGCACGACGCTACTTGGTGCGCTCTCTCAGCAACTTAACGACATGGCATCAGGTCGAAACCCGAGGGAAATGGCTGGTAAAGATGCCGCTAAATTCTGGCTTGGTGCATTACTGAAAGGTGGTGGTCTTGGCTTGTACGGTGATTTCCTGCTGTCGGACCACACCCGGTACGGCAGCGGTGCACTGGCTTCAATGCTCGGACCGGTAGCTGGTCTCGTCGACGACGTTATCAAAATCGGGCAGGGAATCCCGCTGAATGCGATTGAGGGCAAGAGCGAGCAGACAGGCGGGGATCTGGTTAAGCTTGGCAAAGGACTGACACCTGGTGCTAATATCTGGTACCTGAAAGCAGCTCTTGATCATATGATCTTCAACCAGATGCAGGAGTATTTTTCACCTGGCTATCTGCGTAAGATGGAACAGCGTTCGAAGAAAGAATTCAACCAAACATACTGGTGGCGACCGCAGGACGTAACACCACAATAAGGAACAACAATGAAGGGACTATTGCTGTTATCGGTGTTTTTGATATCCGCATGTTCGACATCCTATGATGTTTATGACGGTGTCGATAAGGCATATTGCGACAAAGTTAAAATAGATTTTTCTCTTGCTAAGTCAGCGAAAGATGTTTGTATCGATCACTACGTCAAGACGTATACCAAGCAGGCGTCATCGGCATCTGATATTGCTGAAGGCGCTGTGTTTGAGTGCAACAAGGTGATATCCATCGCAGCAAGTTCTTCATATGATGCGGCTGTGTGTGCAATGGCTGAAAGAAACGGCATGTCAGTACAAAAGGTTAATAACATGATCAGCAGCAATGACGAAGCAAAAATAAGAACTGACATTAGTTCCGTCAAAAAAGATGCCATGAACAGAGTTGTAAAATATCAATCATCATTGTAAGTCGTGACATGTCACAAAGGCCGCCGAAGCGGCCTTTATCTTATCAGAACTTACCAGCCATGCTGTTGATGTACTGCGCGTGAGTCTGGATATCGCGCAGGCATTTACTGACACCTACAATGTAGCTCACCATCGCCGTGAACTCTGCTACAGCACCTTCAACATCATGCCCGTCGGAATCCAACTGGCGCAGCAGGTTCATCATCAGGGAGTGCTCAGACAGGCTAAGAACACCTTCAGGTGAATGGATGTGCTCACGGTAGTTCGGCTTGAGTGGGGCGCTGTATTCCTGCTTTTCTCCCGTCTTCATTGCTTCCAGAATTGCTGGCATGAAGCTGGCCACAACCTTTTGCGCTTTGTCCGCCGGTGATAATTCTTCTCGAACGTAGCGACCGGTGCGGCGGATCTGCGGGAGCACTTCACCAGTTACCCATTTGCGGAAACGGTAGGGGATAGTACCTGGTGTAACGGCATCGCGACAGCGCAGGATCAGAGTGTAGAGGCCGGACTCGGAGATGATTGTTGTTTCCTGCTCTCCACCAAGGGTGTCGGTTGAGCCGACTCCCTTTTCATCGCTATCGAGTTTACGTACTGCGTCACGATGATTTGCAATACCAATCGCACGACATACATCCATTGCAACAAACCAAGGCGCACCATCAATAATAATGGCCCTAACTTGGCAATCTGACTCGAAATTGAATACGGAAGGCTTAATTTGTGTAGACATGGTGTTCTCCTTTTAGTCGGATAACACCACCACTGAGACCAATCAGATGGTGGTGAGCTGTGCAGAGTTGGTCTTACCGGCTAAAAGGACCCGGCGCGGATTTCTCCGCCCCCACACAACCCACCATAATGCGAATGTGGCCGTGCTTAACGCATAAAAAAACCGCTTGCGCGGTGAATGCGCCTTTTAGTAATCCGGGAGACCAATCCCGGCACTGGATTTTGCCAGTGCCTGATCACTATGGCACAAGTATTTTGCGTTGTAAATTTACCATAAAGGTAATAATAAACGCATTATGCAGGTTATTTCAATCTTATGTGGTTTGTTTTCGTAACTGTTCCGCACAGTAATCGAGATGCGTTTGCAGATCCTGCATGGTCATTTGAGAACTTGTAACGTAATTTACAAGCGCAACCAGTTCAGTCAGTGGCCCATCAACATTGAAGCCATCTTTATCGAGTTCTCGCAGCAACTTCATCAGGTGCGAGTCCTCCACCATGGATCTAACGCCTATCGGCGTGTGTATTCTTTCTTCAAGTCCTTCTTCCAGCGGATGGTGATACTGCCGTTGCATCTCTTCTTCTCCATGCAATTACTGTATAAACATACAGTAGCAGAAGATATCAGGACTATCCAGCATGAAATGCAAATTACCTGTAAGGTAATAAAGTAACTGATTAATACCTAAACGATTCATATAAGGTTTTTAGGGTAATAGAATGATCCAGAGTGCATGCGCGCCGGGCGCAAAAGCAATCTGGAGAAAATGACATGACGGTTTCAACCGAAGTTGACCACAATGACTACACAGGGAACGGGGTCACGACATCATTCCCCTATACCTTTCGAATTTTTAAGAAGTCTGATCTGGTTGTGCAGGTTGTTGACCTGAACGAGAACATCACAGAACTGATTCTTGACACTGATTACACCGTGACTGGTGCCGGTGGATACACTTGCGGGGATGTTGTCTTATCATCTCCTCTTGCCAATGGTTATCAGATTTCAATTTCACGTGAACTTCCTGTTACTCAGGAAACAGATCTACGAAATCAGGGGAAGTTCTTCGCAGAAGTGCATGAGAATGCTTTTGATAAACTGACGATGCTGATTCAGCAGGTACGCAGTTGGTTAAGTCTGGCCCTGCGTAAGCCATCATTTGTCGCCAACTACTATGATGCACTTGGCAACTACATCCGCAATCTTCGCGACCCGTCTCGGCCTCAGGACGCCGCAACGAAAAATTATGTTGATAACCTTAGTGAAGGTAATAATTCCTATGCGGATAATCTTTTTAGTAGAACGCTTAGAGTTCCTGAGAAAATAAACACTCTACCATCATCGCTGGATCGGGCTAACAAAATCCCTGCTTTTGATAGTAATGGAAATGCAATTGTTATCATCCCGCAATCTGGCTCAGCATCAGATGTATTGATCGAACTTGCTAAACCATCTGGGTCTGGTTTAGTCGGATTCTCACACAGCAATAATTACAACCCAGGGATGGTTGGTGAAAAGCTTCAAAACGTTGTTTATCCAACTGACGCCCCATTTTATGCACCAACCGATGGGACTAGCGATGCAACGACTGCGCTTCAAAGCGCCATTACCCACTGCGAGGGAAAAAATGCAGTTTTATGCATCAATAAAAGTTTTTCGGTCTCTGACAGTCTTTCAATTTCATCACCGCTATGTGTATTTGCCATGAATGAGCAGTGCGGGATTGTATCATCCGCTCCAGCCGGGCATGCTGCTGTTATTTTTAATGGAGATAATATTTGCTGGAATGGTGGTTTTATTCGTGGTTTAAATCAACCAAGTAGTTCCACTATAAGACAAGATGGCGTCCTGCTTAATGGGAATGATTGTGTTTTAGATAATGTCTCTATCAATGGTTTCTTCGCTAAAGGGTTACATACCTCTAATGCAGATGGGAGCGGTGTTGGCATCCGGGACTATGGTACGCGAAATACCATCAGTAAGTGCCGGGTAGAGTATAATAAATTCGGCATATCTCTCGAAGGGAAAGACGGTTGGGTACTCGGAAACTATGTGAGTAACCATTACCGGATGTCTTCTGAAGCCAAGCCGTGGGACGATACCAGTAACTACTGGGATGGTATTGTTGGCGGCGGTGAATGGCTTGGCGTTGCAACCGGATATCTGATTGATGGTAATGAGTTTGAGGATAATGGTCAGAGCGGTATCTATGCTGGTGGCAACGGGGGTATTTTCGCCAAGAACAGGATTACTAATAACCACATACATGGAAACTGGAATCGCGGTATAGATTTTGGGGTTGTACAGCGTCTTGCTAATAGTGATGTTTATGAAAATATAATCACCGACAACATAGTGCATAACAACCGAGCAGCTAACATATGGTTAGCTGGCGTTCGGGATAGCATAATAAATAACAATAACTCCTGGTTTACTGATGATTATCGGTCTATGTTCGCTGGGAATTTTGATGCCTGCGTGTGCCTGACGTTAGCAGACGGCGGTGAAAAAGCAGCGCCAACCGGTAATCAGGTAAACGGTAACCGGTGTAAGACCTTGGAATCTGATGATCAGATCAGCGGTTTTACGTTAAATATTACAGACACCGCCAGAGGAAACCAGGTACGGGATAATGTGTTGTCCCCTATAGGGGAGGCATATATTCCAAATCCAGAACTATATGCTGTTAATAATATCGATATCCCTACTGAGTTCGCATTCACACCGCAACTCATAGGCGGGTCAGGTGTGACACTGGGTAACAGTTCTGGCAAGTTAACCGCTAACGGAAATGTGTTTAGCCTAAGTTTGTCTATCTCTGCCCAGTCTGTCTCATCCCCAAGCGGCAGCCTGACAATCGGGTATATACCGGGGCTTAGTGGTACTAGTGTTCGCCATCACAACGTACGAACGGAATTCTATAACAACCTGAATACTACAATGCAACGGGCGCAGCCGTACGTAAATATCGGTGATAGCGCGGACCAATTGCGTGTATACAGACTGGCTGATGGATTATCTAAAGATGATTTACTAGAGTATTTTATGTCTAATTCAGATCTACGTATGGTTGGCGATATTGAAATAGAGCCATATAACTTTAGCCGTTCAGTTACCGTGGTTGGGCATAGCTTCTGTACCAGTGATGTTATGAGCACAGAGTTGAACCGGCTGCTTGGTACCGATATATACAACTTCGCCAGGGGCGGGGCTAGTGATGTTGAAGTTGCCATGTCGCAAGAGGCAATAACACGACAATATGCGCCTGTAGGCGGGTCAATACCTGCGTCTGGTTCAGTAGCTCTTACGCCTACGGAAGTAGGTATATTCTGGAACGGCGCTACGGGGAAATGTATCTTTGGAGGTATCGACGGTACATTTTCAACAACGCTGGTAAACGCGGGAACTGGTGAGACTCAGCTTGTATTCACGCGTGATTCTGCTGGTAGTGCGGTAAGTGTGTCAACAACTGCAACATTTGCTATGCGGCCGTATACAAGATTTAATACAAATACTATCCCAGCAGGGCGAAAGCACTCTCTGCATAGGGATGATATCTATATCGTTTGGGGCGGTCGTAACTCAACTGACTATACTAGATATGTGTCAGAGTTGCATACCATGGTTGCTAATATGCATACTCAGCGCTTTGTTATTTGCCCTGAGTTTCCTTATGATACGGAGACAACGGGAACTACTGGAGCTACAAATTTAGCAGCTCTCAATAACAACCTGAAAGCCGATTTTCCAGATAACTATTGCCAAATTAGCGGCGTTGATTTATTGCAGAACTTTAAAAGCAAATATAACCCAGCCTATGCAGGAGATGTAACTGATATTGCAAACGGTATAACCCCTCGCTCTCTGCGAGAAGATAACCTGCACCCATCTGAAACACTACAGCCAAATGGCTTGTATATAGGTGCAAAAGTAAACGCTGATTTTATTGCTCAGTTTATTAAGTCGAAGGGGTGGGGTGGGTAATTCACATTGTATCTGGTGGGCTATTACACCCACCAGATTTTTTATCTTGACGTTCTGATTAATCTCGAGATCACAACAGATAAAGAAAGGAAACACCACATTTCAATGTCATACGCGGTATATAATGTGCAAGACATCACAAATGATGATGCAATAAATACAAAAGCTAGTTGTGGATTAAGGTTTTTAAGATATATGAAAAGAGAAATTATCATTGCTATATAAAATGCAGCGCCAATCGCACCTAAATCCAAATAAGTATTTAAATATAGATTATGGACATTTGGTTCACCATTATAATATGCGCTGTATTTTGGAAGAAAATCTCTCGCTGATAATAATCCATTACCAAACAGTCCTATAACATCAGTGTTTGAAATCACAGCGATCCAGTATAATATCCTTATTGACATACCATCAGAAAGTTGGCCTTGATTTATAGAAGACAATCTTAGGTAGTCAAATATATAAGGTGAAGCGATAGCCAAAGCAGTTATTACAAAAAACGCAGCAACCATTTTCATAGCAACGCCACGGCTTGATGTTATTTTATAAAGTGCAAGTATAGCTATAAGGAATGCCACCGGTGTCCGTGACATACTTAAGAAGCCAGTAATTAATACTATTAGCATCCATATCACTGCTCCTTTTTTATAAATTGTTTTATGTAGTATGTATTGCAATATACCGAATAAAGCGACTTTTGCGCCGAACATGTTTTTATCATTTCCGCCAAAAAGTGCGTAGTCGCTGTCAAATATAAAGCTAGCTGTATATGAGTTACTGGCAGTTAACCCATACCCTCCGGACTGTATGTGTAAAAAAACAACTTGTATAAAACAAAATAAAATAATAGCACTAATATATCTGTGTATTATTTTCAGCATGTCAATACTATTTGTTTTTTCATAGCTAAATATACTTGATATAATTAAGAATGAGATTCCTAATATTGATTTTATGATTGCCGTGACTGTGTCATCATCCTGAATTGTATACGTAGAGGTGAAAATAATTAACAATAGTATCAATGATGCAAAAAAAGAAAAAACATAAAATTTCAGTGATATCCTATACAACATCATAAGCAAAGAAATTGCGAATACCACTGGGTATATTTTTATTGGCAAAAAAATAGAAACCATAGAAAGACCGATTAAATGAGAAATTATCCTCGATCTTGATGTGATAAATTGGCTTTTAAAATTAATCTCTTGCATTTTTATTCCGAATTATTCGCAACGTTTCTGTAATTTTGCATTACTTTGCTTTTCTTCATGCTCTGATTTTATTTTTGAATATATAAATGCCATTATTGAAACTATCTCAATGGCAGCTATTAAATTTGATGTAACGTCATCTTTCCCTGCAACAAAATACACAATAACATGAGAAGAAATAAATAAAAATAAAATATTAATTACTATCTTCATTACGTAGTCCTGTGATGGTGCGCATTTTCATTTCTACAATTTTACCATATGGGTAATTTTCTCGCCATGTTTATAGATTGCATCATTCCATATGTGGTTTATTGTGTATGATGAACTCACCAACTAAGGGGGTTCGTTATGCACAGTAAACGGTGGTCACTATGTCAGCTCAGCTAACCAGTGAGTCTTTAAATCAGTGGCTTAGTATGGGTTCTCTGGCTGCGGTTATCGCAGGAGTCCCTCCAGAGGTGGCTCTTGGAGCTTTATCAGGCGCGGTAATATTTATTACCTCAGCCGTTGAGTATCCAATACGCCGCCGGGTTCTCCTGTCGATGCTCAGCTTTCTCTGTGGGCTTCTCTTCTACAAACCAACAGCATCAATCCTTATCGGCGTAGCCAGCCTGATCCCAACTATCACGCAGGATTCATTCGAGAAAGGGATCGTCTTCTCTGCTGGCGCGTTCGTGTCGGCAATCGTCGCAGTACGTATTGGTATCTGGCTCTATCACCGTTCCGACAATCCACGCGATTTAATCCCGGGGAGAAAAGACGATGACAACTCATGAGCTGCTTTTACTCATTGCCAATGCGGTTATCTGTTCTGCGATAGCAATCCGTGTTGGAACCTTCCGGCGTAATGGATCGCAACACCGCAGGTGGGGTGGGTGGATAGCCTACTTCCTTATCGTGGCATCAGCCAGCATCCCAGTACGTGCCGCATATGCAATCTGGTATCACACGCCAATGGCCGCTGATTTATCAGAGGTCATCATCAACGCTGTCATGCTTGCCGCTGTTCTGAAGACGCGCGGTAACGTCGTGCAGATGTTCAAAATATCGAGGTCTCAACATGGACATTAACCAGTTCCGGCGCGCAGCCGGTATCACTGAGCAACTGGCAGCACGCTGGTATCCACATATCACTGCAGCCATGAATGAATTTGGCATTACCAAGCCAGATGACCAGGCGATGTTTATCGCACAGGTCGGGCATGAGTCAGGAGGATTTACCCGGCTACAGGAAAACTTCAACTACAGCGTTAACGGGCTGTCCGGGTTTATCCGTGCCGGGCGAATCACTCCAGACCAGTCCAACGCACTCGGCAGGAAAACATATGAGAAGTCTCTTCCTCTGGAGCGTCAGCGTGCAATTGCCAATCTGGTGTACAGCAAGCGCATGGGAAATAACGGACCGGGCGACGGATGGAATTATCGCGGTCGTGGACTTATTCAGATCACCGGCCTGAATAACTACCGCGACTGTGGCAACGGCCTGAAGGTGGATCTGGTTCAGAATCCTGAACTGCTGGCGCAGGACGAATACGCGGCCCGCAGCGCGGCGTGGTTCTTCGCAACCAAAGGCTGCATGAAGTACACCGGCGACCTGGTGCGCGTCACGCAGAACATAAATGGCGGGCAGAACGGTATCGACGACCGGCGCGCGCGGTACATAACTGCCAGTAAGGTGCTGGCGGTATGATCTGGGCATTCGTCAAAGCGTACTGGAAACAGTTGCTTATCGTGTTGATGCTTGCTGCTCTGGTCATCGTCGGGGTGGTTGCCTGGAATGTTCACGGCGATCGACAGTATGACGCCGGATATGCGCAGGCAAAAGCAGACCGTAAAGCCGAAGATGATAAAGCTCGTCAGCACGACGAAAAGGAGAAAGCTACCAATGAACGTGAAGCGCAGCGTGCACTCGACCGGGCGCGCAATGATGCTCTTGATGCTGCCGCTCGTGCTGGCAGGTTGCAGCAACAGCTCGTTGCCATCCGTGAGCAGCTCAGGCAGTATAACGCCATTGTCGGCGCTGGGTCGTCAGCCGCAGACACCGGAGTTTTGCTTGCCGACGTGCTCAGCAAATCTCTCGAGCGAAACCGACAACTGGCAGAGTACGCTGATCGGGCAGCCGAAGCCGGAAGAGTCTGTGAAAAGCAGTACGATTCGTTGACCCGGTGACATGGCATTTTTCATGGTACTGATTTCCGGTGACGGTATATAAAACGGTATGGTGAAAATCTGTTTTCAGAAAGTTGTTACAATTCAATAAGTTATGTGTATTGTAAATAATTGAGTGGGAATAAGCCGATAACCCTTCCTGTGTTTTCATGAACAGGTAAAGGTGAATTTAACCCTCTGTTTTTACAGAGGGTTTTTATTTATGTGCATAGATGAGCTTTCTGTGTAGCGCACAGCTCTTGACGGCAAATTTGACGTAATTACGAACCCACGAAGGTTGGCTGTATCTTGCCGTGGTCGTTGATTTGTTCTCGCGCAAAGTTATCGGTTGGTCAATGCAACCACGAATGACAAAAGATATTGTCCTGAATGCGCTTCTGATGGCCGTGTGGCGACGTCATCCCCAAAAACAGGTGCTGGTTCAGTCTGATCAGGGTAGTCAGTACACCCGCTATGAATGGCAGTCGTTCCTGAAATCGCACGGACTGGAGGGCAGTATGAGCCGTCGTGGCAACTGTCATGACAATGCGGTTGCAGAAAGCTTTTTCCAGCTACTGAAGCGTGAGCGGATAAAGAAAAAGATCTACCAACGACTCAGAAGTGTCCAGATTATCCGTGGCGATTCAGCCCAAATAAGGGGTATTTAAAATATAATAACTTATTCTTCAACTATATAACCAACGTCCAGCTTTAGCACTTTCACCGAGCATACCAACTGTTAGTGGCTTACGCGGATCAGGCTCTTTACTTCCAAAATACTCTGGATTCAGATAGTTGAGTATGTCAAATCCTTCTGAATCTACATTCCAACGCTTGAAGTACTCTTGTAGAAATTCTTCACTATCTTCAAAAACGAGTTTAAGATCATCCCTAATACTGGTATCAAGCGTGATGGTTCGCTTTGACCCACAGAGAAAGTACTTTTTAGTGTTATATTCCTGATCGATAAAATCGATAATTTCTTTCTCAATATCTCTCAT